TTAATCAGCCTTTTGATGTTACTAATTTATTAGATTTTAAGTCAAGTAAAAACCCTGATTTTATAATAAAAAATAAAAAAATTGATGTAAAAACAAATCAACATTCTAAATACTCACATTTATTAGTAAATGAAGAAGCACATAAAAAAGGTTTAAATAAAATAGATTTGTATTGGTTTGTTTATATTTTAGATAAAACTACTGCAGAATTTTATTTTGTAGATTATGATAATGTAAGTGAATGGAATTGTAAATTAATGAAATATACTAATGCTTATTATATTAAAAGAGAAAACTTATGAAACTAGGAGACTTAATTTATTACATTACTAAATATACAGGGGTAAAATACCTTGTAGAAAAATACCATACTTACAGAGGAACAAAATGCAACTGTGATAAAAGACGTGAAAGTCTTAATAATATAAAAATTAAAAGATGGTAAAATTTGAAAAAGAAGATAGAAGTGATTGGAGAAAATTCAGAATGGGTAAAAAGCAGCACTTATCCCCTGAAGAATTTGAATTGGTTTGCCAACTCCACGCAAAGTACCACAAGCATAAATTTTATAAACCCTGTACTTGTAACCCAAAAACAATAGTTCAATGGATTAAAGACTTGAATATCATTTGGGACAATGGGATTAAAAAAGATTAACAAGTGGGAAAAGGCAGTTGTATTTCTGCTTAACCTAGACGGATGGAATTTAGAATGGTGTGGTGATGGTTTCACTAGATACGATGCAATCGGTAAAACACCAAAGGGAAAAGACTGCGTTATTGAAATGAAGTTTCGTAAAACCTACTACGAACAGAAAATGCTTGAGAAAGACAAGTACGATGCATTAATGTCATTAGATAAAGATGTAATCAAATTATATTTTGTCAATGACCCAAAAGGAAACTTTCTATATTGGCTTAACAACCTACAAATGCCAAAGCCTGTAAAAAAATATTGTCCTGATACTACAATGTGGACAAAAAAAAGACTGCTTAAAGATGTTTATTTACTAGAAGAAAACGATGCTAGTATAATAAATATTAATATTTCTTAAAAATAGTTATTAAACTTTTTTGTTTATAAGGTTATTTGTTTTATATTTGGGTATCAGTAATTAAGCTGACTTTAAATATATTAAAAATGGCAACAGAAACAAAACAATCAAATTTATCAATAGCTTTTGATAATGTAAGAAACCTTAATTTAGGTTTAACAACAGACCAATTTCTAGATTTAAATGAAATACTTTATGATTTAGCTAGCAAGCAACATTCAAAAGGAATGGAGGATGCAAAAACAATTTATAAAAATTATAATAATCTTTAAAAACAGAACAGATGTATAAATTACCAAAGTACAAGCAAAATTTATCAATTCAAGGAAATAACGTTTGGAGTTATTCAACAATAGTAGCAAGAATTGACGGAAGTAAATTACACCAATTAGGTTATTGGTCTATGACTACACAAAAGCATATCAACTATGTAGCTAAAGAATTAGATTTAACTTTAATCAAATGAAAGTAAATGAAGCACTATGGGTTGAGGTTAAAAAATCAATCGAATCCCATACAGAAAAAGACCAATCTATAACTGATATAACTATCAAGTTTAGAATAAAAGAAAATTCAGATTTAAGAAATTATTTACAAATAAATTTATCACAATATGACAGACAGTAAAACTACATACATACACGAAACAAATAATCTTTATTGCTCAGACGGAGAATTCCACATAGGATATGGGGATGATAAATGGGTGGTGTATAATACAGACCAATTAATTAAAGACTTGCCATTTATTATTAATCAAGTTATAAAGGAAAATAAAAAGATGCAGGAAATGTATCTAGATTTAATTAAAGACGAGTTAAAAGAATTATGAAGCAGAAAAAAACAACTATAAACATTGGAGATTTAGCTAGGCATTGTATGAAGTCAATAGCAGAGTTTCCTATGTTAGAAAGACAAATAAGGTATATTTATATAAATGCTTTAGAAGATATTGAAAATGGGGAACTAGAAGATAACACTTGTCAAAATGCGATAATGTATATTGAGGGGGCAATACAAGATATATTATGATATTACTAGTAGACGCAGACAGTTTGATTTTTGCAAGTTGTTACAAGAAAAGAGAACACCCTGAAGATGAAAAGTATTACACAGACATAGCTGATGCAAGAAATAAGTTTGACGAGCAGTATATGGCTATTGTAAACAGGCTAGAAGAAATGTATTCTATTGACAAGGTGATTACATTCAATGGTTCAAGGGGTAACTTTAGAAAACTAATTACAAGCAAGTACAAAGCTAATAGAAAAAAAACAGAATTACCACCATTATTAAATGATATGCACGAATTTGTAAAACAACAATATGATAGTATCGTGGGTTATGGTGTTGAAACTGATGATATGGTTGCAAGGTATTGGAAAAAACTTACTGATGAATTAGGAAGAAATGAGGTTATGATTGTATCTATAGATAAAGATTACAAGCAGTTTCCTGCTTTGATTTATAATTACCATTATAAGCATAAGGAAGTTCTTGATATCACAGAAGATGAAGCTATGTATAATTTTTATGAGCAATTTATTATTGGTGATTCAGCTGATAATGTTCAGTACTTCAAAGGCAAAGGGAGGGTTTTTGCAAGCAAGTGGCTAAAGGATTGTGAAACACAATATCAATACACAAAAAGAATGTACCAACTATTTAAACAAGAATACAAGGGAAAAGCAAAACAAAAATATATTGAATGCTATAACCTTTTAAAACTAAGAACTGAATGAAATACAAAAGAAATGATTTTGTGACATACATTGGTGGAACCAAAAGCAAATATTTGACAAATGGACAAAGATATCGTTTAACGTGTTCTCCTTTTAGAAATAGAATTGCAATCATAAATGACAATGGAATTAGAATGGTAAAACAAATAAAACATTTTAGATTATGAAAGCAACACAGACACATTACGATAACGGAAAAGACTATGACATTATAGACGTGTGTAACGATTACTCGCTTAACTTTAACAGGGGTAATATCTTGAAGTATATTGTTAGAGCAGGAAAAAAGAAAGACGAACTAGGAGACTTATTAAAAGCAAAAGATTATTTAGAACGAGAAATACAAATTTTAAGAAATAAAAATGGATAGAAATTATAAGAAAGTAGCAGAGGGTGTAGTTGAAATGACAGGAGTGGATATATTTTTAAACACTAGGCAAAGAAACTATGTAGAGTTAAGAGCATTGGTTTGTTATATTCTTAGGGAAAAGCTAGGAATGAGGTGGACTAATATTGCATATTACTTTGAATCAATGGGTAAGACTATGAATCACGCAACTGTAATTCATTTAGTTAAGAATTATGAAACATACAAAATGTATAATAAATCTTTGCAGGAAATAGAAGATACTTTTAATTTTAAAAGTGAATTAAATTATGATGAAATAGACAAGATACATTACCTGCAGGGTAAATGTGATAACTTTGAAAGAAAGTATTTAGATTTAAGAAACAAAGTAAAGAACGACCCAATTATGAATGTATTGCACGACATACCAAAGGATAAATTAAATGAAATAATCGAAAAGGTAAGTTTATGGAAACAAAGTTGGGATTGGAAAAATAAAGATGAATGTAAAATAATAGAAAGCAGTACCTCAATGGAGGGTATGCATTGGTAAGAACTAAAATAAATAAATTATGATAGTAGAAGCATTGGGTTGGATTTTTGTTGCAATAATAGTAGCAAAAGTAGGTAAAAGAATAGCAGAGAAAATGTTCCCTGAAGATTGGTAATCACAGATTTACAATTTCTTACGTTATAATAGAAATATTTACTATGGAATTATTACGTTATGAAATTAAAGCAGGAGTTTTTAAAGGGGTTTTGTTTGGTGTCAGACATTACCCTTTTGAAGATGAACAAATATACGAAGAAGACATTGTTGTTTACTTTGGAATATTTCAATTAGTAATTACAAAAATATACAGAAAATAATTTTTTTGTACCTTAGAGAAAAATATTAACAATGATTAAAGCAAAAATAGAAAAGGTAAGTATATCTTCAATCAAGGAAAACGAAAACAATCCTAGGAGTATCAACAAACAAAAATTTGAAAAACTTGTTAAAAGCGTAAAGGAATTTCCTGAGATGTTAAAACTAAGACCTATCGTGGTTGATAAGGATAATATCATACTCGGTGGTAATATGCGTTACAAGGCTTGTAGGGAAGTTGGTTTAAAAGAAGTGTATATTATACAGGCAGAAGATTTAACTGATAAACAAGCACAGGAATTTATCATTAAAGACAATATCGGATTCGGTGAATGGGATTGGGATATACTAGCCAATACATTTGACAATGTTGAATTGAAAGATTGGGGACTAGATGTTTGGCAACCTGAAGAAGCGATTGATTATAGTGTTTTAGATGAAATTGATTTAGAAGAAAAAATTGATAACCTATACGACCAAACTAAAAAATCAGTTATACTTGAATATCCAACAGAAGAATACGAGAAAGATGTAAGACCTTATATTGATAAGTTAAAAACTATTGGGGTTGATATGCCTGAATTGTTTCTTAGTGCATTAAAAAATTATGATTCCTAAAATAATACATCAAATTTACTTTAACCTACACAATAAAGATATAGAGGAAATACCTTTATTCAATACAAGTAGTAAAAAAATACAGGAATTACACCCTGATTATAAATACATACTTTGGACTGAAAAAGAATGTGATAAATTAGTTAAAGAAAAACTACCAAAATATTACGAATTTTATAAATCTATGAGGTATGATATTCAAAGGATAGATTATATGCGATTCGTGATTCTTTATGTGTATGGTGGAATTTATTCTGATTTAGATTTAATTCCAATACAAAGGTTTGATAGGGTTTTAAATCAAAAGTTTTTTGTGAACACATTAAAAAAATTAATACCTAAACATAATGAATACGTTCAGAATGATTTTATAGGCTCTGTAAAGGGTTTTCCTATATGGAAACACCTAATACATAACTGCGAAAAAAACTATCTTAAAAAGGCTTCTATGGATGTTTATGATTCTTGGAAAGCTAGATTCGTTGTTCAAACCACAGGTCCTCGATATTTCAGTAAAATTTTAAAAAAAGCAATGCCTAATTACAAACCTGACGCATCTTTAGTTTTTACTAAGTGGAGAAACGATAATTGGAAAAAAGTAGATAGGGAAAATTATTTGGTTGAAAATTATGTAGCAGGGGGTTGGTTGTCTGCGATGAGCAATAATAAATCTTCAAAAAACTTTTACCTTAAAAAAATATGAAAATAGCAATACCATCATATAAAAGGGCAGAAACACTTGTAAAGAAAACTCTAAAATATTTACTTGATGATTGCAATGTTGATAAAAGTTGTATTACAGTATTTGTAGCTAATGAAAAAGAATATGATGTGTATTCTAATACAATCCCTAAAGGCATAAAAATAGTTGTAGGTAAAGAAACCTTGAGAGGACAAAGAAATTTTATGGATTTCTATTATGAAATAAACGACAGGGTATTATTCTTTGATGATGATGTTGAGGGTCTATACAAAAAGGTAAAAAGCAAAACAAAATTATTCACAGATTTACTTTCTATCTATAAAATTGGATTTAATGAATGTCTTAGAAATAAAACTGCACTATTCGGTGTATGTGCAGTAAATAATGGTTTCTATATGAATAACAAAATTTCAACTAATTTAAAATACATAGTTGGTTGCTTCTATGGTCAGATAATCACTAGGGATAAAAATTTATCTGTATCTTTAGAAGACAAAGAAGATTTTGAAAGAACTATTTTGTATTTCCATAAATATAAGAAAGTAGTTAGATTAAATATGTTAGCACCGAAAACAAATTACTATGATGAAGATGGAGGTATGCAAGTTACTAGGACAGAAGACAGGGTTACTGTAAGTGCATTAACATTGATAAAAAGATATCCTCAGTACTGTTCCTTAAATACAAAAAAGAAAAGTAAGCATACAGAGTTAAAATTAAATAGTAGAGCAATATGAAAACACTGAAATTAGAACTGACTGAACACAATACAAAGATTGGCTCAAAATGTGATTATATGCCACCGACAGTTACTGAAAGTTGTTTATTGGAATATGATGGCAAGGTTATTGGTTTCTATCTAACAGAACTACCTGAAAAATTAAATCAATATTTAAATATAGCGAACAATGAGTTTCTAAGTAAAAATGTTCCCAAGTCTTTACTCGAACGTTCAGATGTATATGCTATGCAGAAAAAATATGGTATAAGTAGAGCAGAAGCTAAAGCAAGGAATACTGTTCAAATGTCTACCATACTAGGTGGGGTTTTAGCAAAGCCACATTTAAGAAGACCTTACAATTCTGTATCAACAGTACACACACATAAAAAAGCAAAAACATTTATCAAGGCGATGTTATTAACTTGTGGGGAGTCAGAAAAATTAATAAAGAAATATATGCCTGAACAATATGAATCACAAAAAAAACTAATAGAAGAAACTACATTACCTAAATATAGATTCGGAGAACTATTCACAAGTAGTATATCTAATTATAATATAGCTGCTCCATTTCACCAAGATAGAGGTAATCTAAAAAATACAGTAAATGTAATATTAACCAAAAGGAAAGATACTAAAGGAGGAGCATTATCTGTTCCTGATTTCAATCATACATTCGAGCAATCAAATAATAGTATTCTCGTATATCCTGCTTGGTATAATATTCACGGAGTTACAAAGATAATTCAAGAGAATCAAGACGCATACAGAAATAGTTTAATTTTTTATCCATTGAGTGGATTTGACAAATAATATGAACGAAAGTAGACACATAAAAAAGGAATCAATATTAAAAGCCTTAGAATCAAGCCTAGGAGTTGTTACAGTAGCTTGTAAGAAAGCAGACATACCTAGAAGCACATATTACAAATGGTTAAAGGAAGATAAGGATTTTGCATTGGCAGTTGAAGATATTGAAAATATAGCACTAGACTTTGCTGAAAGCCAATTACATTCACAGATAGGGGATGGGAATACCTCTGCTACAATATTTTACTTAAAAACAAAAGGCAAGAAACGTGGTTATATTGAAAGACAAGAAATAACAGGTGCTGATGGAATGCCTACAAACTTTCAAATAGAGATAATTGAAAATAAAGACTAACGTAGTTTTCAAACACCTTTTAAAGACTGATAAAAAAATATCAATAGAACAGGGTGGAACAAGGTCAGGGAAGACATACAACATACTCCTTTATATCATATTTCACTATTCCTTAAAAAACAAAGGGAAAACTATTACGATATGTAGGAAAACATTCCCTGCAGTTAGGGCGTCTGTGATGCGTGATTTTTTTGATATACTTAAAATACATAATTGCTATTTTGAAGATAATCATAATAAATCAAATTCAGAATATAAGCTAAATGATAACTTGATAGAGTTTATATCTTTAGACCAACCACAAAAGGTAAGAGGTAGAAAAAGAAATTTACTATTTATAAATGAAGCCAATGAGTTAGACTATGAAGATTGGCAACAATTAATATTTAGAACAGATGAAAAAATAATTCTTGATTTTAATCCATCAGATGAATACCATTGGATTTATGACAAGGTAATACCAAGAGAAGATGCCGATTTTAACATTACTACTTATTTGGATAATAGTTTCCTTAGCGATAGCATTAAGGAAGAAATTGAAAGGCTAAAATACACCGATGAACAATATTGGCAAATCTATGGACTAGGTGTTAAGGGGGCAAGTAAATCAACTATATTTAGGTATGTTGAGGTAAATCAAATTCCTGAAGATGCAGAGTTTATAAGCTATGGTGCAGACGCAGGATATACTAATGACCCAACTACTTTAGTGAGTGTATTTAGAAAAGACTACGACCTTTATATTAAAGAACATCTGTATCAAACTCAAATGACTACAATAGACATACATAAGAAATGGAAAGAAGTTGGAATAGAAAGACAAACAATATACTTTGATTCAGCAGAGCCTAGATTGATTGAAGAACTACGCAGGATGGGTTGGAATGTACGACCAAGTTTAAAAGGTGCTGATAGTGTAAACGCAGGAATAGATTTATTAAAACGATTTAAAATACATATTCTAAAGGATAGCCATAATGCTATACAGGAATTTAGAAACTACAAATGGCAAGAAGATAGAAGTGGTAAGATGATTAATAAACCTATTGACAAAAATAACCATATTATAGATGCTATTAGATATGCTACTTATTCTGTAATTAGTAAGCCAAACTTTGGTAAATATACACTTCATTAAAAATAAATAAAAAAAGTTATTAAATTTTTTTGTTAATTAGGTAAAAAGTTTTATATTTGTTTATCAATAATTATTAAAACAGAACAAAATGCAAAATTATATCAAAATTTATTCAAATTGGGAAACTAAAGATTTGTTTGACCAACTTTATTTTTTACAGGAACAAACCTATACTACAATAAATCAATATCGTATTGTAGCAATTCAATCAATACTTAAATCAAGGTAATATGAAAAAACTACAGACACTAGTAATAATAGTAGCACCTAGCTATTTTATTTTAAGAATGATAACAGGATTAATTTTTAATATTTAAGATATGGATATTTACAACACAATAGCAAATGATGAATACGGAGTAGACTTTGAGCAACTTGACCAAACTGAAAAGGATTGGATAATTAACGAAGTAGATAATTTAATAAAAAAATAAGATATGGAATGGTATGATTGTTTAAATCCACACGAACAGAAAGAATACGAATGTTCAGAATGTGGTAAGCCACTAGAAACAGATGATGGGTATTGTTCAGGAACTTGTTTTGAAGCAAGTATGATATAAGATATTCTTTGTGCAGTAGTTACTTTTGTAGCTTTGTTGAGGTAGTCAGAAATGGCTACCTTTTTTTTATTACCTTTATTGAAATAAAAAACTAAATAAAATACGTTATAATAGTATGGCAATTAAAATTAAAATACCAAATTCATTAAGTGAAATTACTTTAAGACAATATAAAAGGTTTTTAAAGATACAACAAAGTGAAACAGAAGATAGATTTCTAAATGCTAAGATGATTGAAATTTTCTGTAATATAGAACTTAAAGATGTTATCAGGTTAAAGTTAAAAGACACCAACGATATAATAAACGTTCTAAGCGACTTATTTAATCAAAAGCCTAGCTTAGTGAATAAATTTAAATTAAACGGCATAGAGTATGGCTTTCACCCTGAATTAGACGACTTGCTATTGGGTGAGTATATTGACCTTGATAATTTTATAGGAGATTGGGATAATATGGAAAAAGCTATGAATGTTTTATACAGACCAATTATAGTAAGATTAAAAGACAAATATAATATTGAGGAATACCAAATAGAAAATTCTGTTAATTTATTGGATATGCCTATGGATGCAGTTTTATCATCAATTTTTTTTTTGTGGAATTTAGGTCTAGAATTGTCGCAAACTATGATGAATTATTTGGAGGAGGGGGAGACAGAAGCCTTGACTCAGTATCTCAATTCTCAAGAAAGTGGGGATGGTATCAATCAATTTTTGGACTCGCTAACGGAGACATTACACGATTTGAAGATATCACTAAATTAGGAATGCATAAATGCTTTACAATGCTATCTTTTATGAAAGACAAAAACGAAATGGAAGCAAAACAAATTAAAAAGAAATTTAAATGAGCAATCAGGGAGTAAGAGGTTACTATCAATTAACTGAAACCATAAAAGAACAACTACTAGCAGATGTAAATGTAAACACAGTTACAACAGGAGATATTACTGATGTTAATTTAAGTAAACAAGATATCTTTCCATTGAGTCATATTATTGTGAACAATGTTACAGTAAATGAACAAACCCTAGATTTCAATATAAGTATTTTAGCCTGTGATATTGTAAACCAATCAAAGCTAGAAACAACAGATATTTTTACAGGCAATAACGATATACAGAATATTCTGAACAATCAACTAGCAGTCTTAAATAGGCTTATACAAAGACTTAGGATGGGTCAGTTACATACAGATATGTATCAACTAAATGGAAGCCCAAGTCTAACACCTTTCTATGATAGGTTTGATAATCAACTAGCAGGATGGACTGCAACAATGGATGTTCAGATATACAATGATATTTACATTTGCTAATGAATGGGTATAAGAATTTAAATGATGCCTTAGAACAGTATGCAAAATACGTTATACAACAGGCTAGGACAAACCTAACAAAAGATAAAAAGGGTGATGGTAACTTATACAATTCTTTAAGTTATGATATACTAGAAAACACAGATGAATTCCTAGTAGACTTTTTAATGGAAGACTACGGAATTTTCGTAGACAAAGGAGTAAAAGGTAAAACAAGCACATACCCTGAAACACAGGCTGCACTATCACAATTTCAATATGGAAGTGGCACAGGACCGAAAGGTGGGTTAAGAAAAGGGATAGATGGTT